CCCCCCCCCTGATGCTTTACCCTGCTAAAGTGTTAAAGTTAGTTTAAGCTAACTAACCAAAAGTATGACTATGAACAATCTATGAACACATGAAATATAAAAGAACGGCACATGAAAAACATTCACGCACCGTTCATGCACCGTTAACGCACCATTAAATTAGCAGATGCAATATACACGTTCACAAATTGCCATAACCCACAATGCAAAATCAATCATATCTGTATTGTTTTCACGTTTTGCAAGGGTGTAAGTTTTCTGGTATTCTTTATAGTAAAGATTCAGAAGATTCAGGAATGTGTTTTTGTCGAACTTATGCCACCAATCAAGTAGCATTACGCACACACTTTCAATGGCAGGGCATTGGGTTTTCATTTCTGTACCAACACGGGTTAGATACTTGGTTAGACAGGTATCAATAATTTCGTTGTCAGTGCCGAAAATAATGTTGTTTACGATTTCTTCTTTCTTATTCATCATATCTCTTACCTCGTTAGTAAATTAAAATATAGTGTTGTGAACCTCTATCTGAGGTTCTATAAGAATTTTATCATAGAATCAAACTAATGTCAATAGATAAACTATGAAAAAAGTATTAACTTTTTGTAAACAAAAAGACCGCCCATATTTCAGAGCGGTCAGAGGTAAGAAAAAGGTGAATAATATATGGATAACTCAGAACAGCACAGGCTCTTCTTCGTTAGGGGAAATGGCATTATAAGCAAGACTTTCAATGTCGGTCTGGCAATCGGTTACTTCACAGGTGATTGCATCTTTAACAACATCCATGACCATAACTTTCTTTACTTTATCGCCGGACAGGTTGAATGCCTTATTAACTTTGTCCTTAATTTCAGGACTGGTAAACTTGCCAACAAGATAGCAAGTTCGTACAGCAGAGGTATCATCTTTATACTTGATAAAGGCGGTGACGTGGGAAATGGGCATTTTAATGTTTAGCATGGTATTAGTTTCCTTTCATTTAACAGATTGATTTTAGGGGTTCTTATCCCCTATGATTATTGTACCACTTTGAAAGTGAAAAGTCAAGAACTTTATTGTTAATAATAAGTTCATAAACAATTCATAAAAAATCTATTGACAATAGGAAAAAAGTATGATACAATTCTAATAGAAACTCCAAAAAGGGGTTTCGATATATACATATTTATATAGGTGGCGTACATAAGCCACAGAAAGAGAGTTTTATTATGGGTATCGCAAACAAGTACAATCACGGCGCAAAGTTCAATTTTGTTATTCCTGAAAATGCTGATTTCATTTCTCTGGCAGAACTTCACAGCCAGCACGGAAACAGCGCACCTTATCTGGTAAAGGTTCTGTACATCAACAACAAGAGCCGTTATGGTGCTTCTCCTGTTGCAGTCATTATCACAGACGGTAAGTGCTACCGTGTGAATCTGCCAAAGCACCTGACTAACACGGTCGAGATGATGCGTGTTGACCCTGATGTTATTGAGGCTGTAAACAATGACACTCTGGGCTTTAGCATCTATCCTTATGATAAGGATGGTAAGGAATATTATTCTATCACTTGGCTTGACGTTGAAGTTTAATCTTCACGTTTAAGTATAAGGGTGGACAGTTTAGCATGGGCTGTTCCACCCAATTTTTAGGGAGGTAAATACTATGGTAAATAGTTATAAAAATATTGCTAGTTTCTGCAAGGATTTTAGAGTTTACAAATTGAGAACGACTATTGCAGACTTGAGCCGTGTATCTGGTATCAAAGACCGTACACTTTGGGCGTTTGAAAACGGAACTGCAAACAATATCAATCATCTGTCTGCATATTATGATATGTGCGAGACAGAAACCGAAAAGATGGAATTTCTGAAAGGAGTAGCACAATGGCTGTAAAAGTAGCAAGTGAAAAGTATAAGGAGCTGAGAAAGGAAGTTTCTCGTATGGCTTCCATGGCAAACAAGCGTATTGCACGTTTGGAGAAAAACAACCTGACTATGCTTCCAGCATATAAGGCTTGGGCAGAAAATGGAGCTGTTAGGTTCTCTGTTAAGGGTAAGACTTATCAAGAAACACAGTCTGAATATTGGCGTTTGAAGAACTTTCTTGATGATAGAACTTCAACGGTTAAACAGGCTAATCAATTTCTAAAAGAAATGGCTGAAAACACAGGGATTCAGTACAATGGGCTTGAGGATTTGAAAGCAAAGTCTGAACAGTTCTTTAGGCTGGCAGACCTTATCAAAGAATATAATATGAGTATCAATCAATCTGCACAGGCTCTTGATTATCAGAAAATTTGGAAAGATATTAACCAATATATTCTTGATACCGATGCAGATTTAGCAGAAGCAGTTAGCTCAGAGGAACAGTTAGATAAATTCCTCAAATACATGGAAGAAGTTCAGCCAGTAGAGAACGGACAAGAGGGTTTTTCTCTGGCTGGCAGTAAATGGGACTTTATTGATATTTGATTTATAAGAGGTAAGAATGGTAAAGGTTGAAGATTTCAAATTAAATATGGAATTAGAAACCGTTACAGCATACGATTCAAAGAACAAGAAAACTGTTAAATATTATAATGTACCCTGCTCTTTTGATATTGAAACAAGTTCAACAGAAGTATCTTCAAATAAGTTCGCCTTTATGTATGAATGGACTTTCGGCATTAAGTCCCCTGAATACATTTGTTATGGCAGAACTTGGGACAGTTTCTTAAAGCTATGTGATAAACTAATTGAAACATATAATCTTAGCTTGGAAAATCGTCTTATCATTTATGTGCATAATCTGTCTTATGAATTTCAGTTTATGAGAAAGTTCTTTAAGTGGGATAAAGTATTTGCAGTAGATGAAAGAAAACCTATCAAAGCTGTAACAATCAATGGTATAGAGTTCAGAGACAGTTATATTTTAAGTGGTTATTCTCTTGCTAAATTGGCAGAGAATCTAGTATCACATAAGATTGAAAAAATGGTGGGCGACTTGGATTATAAGTTAGTCCGCACTTCACAAACAGAACTAAGTGAAAAAGAGCTAGGTTATTGCAACAATGACGTTGAGATTGTAATAGATTACATTGAAGAACAAATTGCTCAATACGGCAATATTACAAAGATTCCTCTAACAAATACAGGCAGAGTAAGACAATTCGTAAAGAACAAATGTTTACATTCTAACACTTCACACAAAAAGGATAGTGTAGGTAAGAATCAGAGATACACAGAACTAATGAAAGAATGTTCCCTATCTTCTGATGAATATACAATGCTAAAGCGTTGTTTCATGGGTGGATTTACACACGCTTCTATGAAGTGGAGCGGTGAAACTCTTGAAAATGTTGCAAGCATTGATTTCACATCTTCTTATCCTGCTGTTATGCTATCCGAAAAATACCCAATGAGTAAGCCGATTAAAGTAGACTTGAAAAAAGAGAGTTTCAAAGAGCTACTAAATAATTCAGATGTTGGCTTGATGTTTGATTGTAAACTACTTGGGGTTCATGCAAAAAATTCTTTTGAGAGCTATCTATCAGATAGCAAGTGCTTTGATACTAAGGGAGTTATAGCAAACAATGGGCGTATCTTTCAGGCAGACGAACTAACAACCACTATAACAGATATTGATTTCAGAATTATTAAAGCCTGTTATGATATTGATAAAGTAGCTGTAACAAACTGCTATAAATTCTATATGCAGTATTTACCAAAGCCGATTCTTCAAGCTATCTTGGAGCTGTACAAAAACAAGACTACTCTAAAGGGCGTTGAGGGTTCAGAAGTAGAATACCTACTTTCTAAAGGTATGCTTAACTCTGTTTATGGTATGTGTGTAACCGATATTGTTAGAGCAGAAAATATTTACAATGGTGAATGGGAAAAATCCCCTATTACAGAAGAAACAACAGCCGAACAAATTGAAAAGTACAACAAGAGCAAAAACAGATTTCTTTATTATGCTTGGGGTGTATGGGTAACGGCATGGGCAAGACGGAACTTGTGGACAGGTATTCTAAATATTGCAGATGATTATATTTATTCTGATACCGATTCTATTAAGTTTCTGAATTATGAAAAACATACAGATTTTGTAAACTGGTATAACAAACAGATTGAAGAAAAACTAAAAAAGATGTGCCAGTTTAGACAGATAGATTTTGAAATGTGTAAACCCAAAACAATTAAGGGCAAAGAAAAGTTAATCGGGGTCTGGGATTTTGAGGGCGTTTATACTAAGTTTAAGACCCTTGGTGCAAAAAGATATATTTATGAACAAGATGGAAAATTACACATTACTATTGCAGGACTTAGCAAAAGTAACGGTGTTGAATATATGCTAAAGGCTTGCAATAATAACATTGACAAAGTTTTTGAAATGTTTAACGACAATCTTTATATTCCCCCTGAATACACAGGCAAGAATACACACACTTATATTGATACTGAAATGACTGAAACAATCACAGATTATCAGGGACACACAGAAACGGTTTATAGTCCGTCATCTGTACACCTGTCTGAATGTGATTTCACACTAAGTATTTCTAGGCAGTACAACAAGTTCTTGTGTATGTTGAGGGATGGTTATTTGTTTGCTGGTAGAGGAAAAGAATAATAGGCGTGTGCGCTGGGTGGGATGGTGGATTAAGAAAGGTGATTGTATATGGTTATTCGTTGTGCTATTTGTGGTCGTAGAGTAGAAGTTGCAAAAGGTCGTGCTAAGTATTGCCCTGAGTGCAGAGCAGATATTGATTTAGTAAAGAGCAAAGCGGGCAGTTTCAAAGATGCCGCTGAATATCTAGCTATTATGAGGGCAGAAGAAAGGCGGTTAAATCTAGGCATTAAGTCTATTGAAGATATAGTAGAACAAACTAACGAAACTGGTTTGAGCTATGGTTATCAAGTTGCTAAGAATGAAGGGAGACTTTAATAATGAAAAAGAAAGATTCTGATAATAAGTTCTATTCTTTAAGTGCAATTCTTAAAAAGAATTGTGCTTATAATGTTATCTTTGGTGAACGCTCTAATGGTAAAACATACTCTGTTTTGAAATATGGGCTTGAACAATGGTGTAATAATCGTGGACAAATAGCCATTGTTAGACGCTGGAAAGAAGATATTACAGGCAGACGTGCAAGTGATATATTCTCAGCTCTTAATGCAAACAATGAAATGTATAATGTTTCTAAGGGTAAGTATTCTGGTGTAACTTATTTTGCTGGTAAATTTTACGCTTGCAATTATGATGAAAACGGAAAGGCTATTTATAACCTAGATGTTGACTGCATTGGTTATTGCTTTGCACTTTCGGAAACCGAACACAATAAATCTATTAGTTACCCTAATATTACAACTATTATGTTCGATGAATTTTTAACCAAATACGTTTACTTGCAAGATGAATTTGTGTTCTTTATGAACACAGTTTCTACTATTGTCCGTCATCGTACAAACGTAAAGATTTTTATGCTGGGTAACACAGTTAATAAATATTGCCCTTACTTTGCAGAAATGGGCTTGACCCACGTTCTACAAATGCAACAGGGAACTATTGATGTTTATACCTACGGTGACAGTAAGCTACAAGTTGCAGTTGAATATTGTGCAAGTATGGAGAAAACAAAAGAAAATAACTTCTACTTTGCATTCAATAACCCAAAACTACACATGATTACAGGTGGTGCTTGGGAACTGGATATATATCCTCATTGCCCTGTTAAATATAAGCCTAAAGATATTGCCTTTATTTACTTCATTGATTTTAATGATAGATTATTTCAATGTGAGATAGTAGAAATTGATGGAGAAATGTTTACATTTATTCACGAAAAAACTACACCAATTCAAGACGAAAAAAACGACTTAATTTATACTCTTGACTTTCACCACGAAATGAATTACAATAGAAGTATAAAGAAACCGATTACACCTATTCAAAAGAGAATCTTGTGGTTCTTCCAAACTGATAGAGTTTTCTATCAGAATAATGAAGTCGGGGATGCAATTCACAACTACTTACAGTTATGCTAAAGGGGTGAGGGAATGGATACCAATGCAATTATTCAAGCTATTTCTAGTGTAGGTTTTCCTATTGCAATGTGTCTTTTGATGTATTATCAGCTAAATAAATCTGCTGAACTTCATAAAGCAGAAATTGATGAACTGAAAAAGGCTATTGATAACAACACTGTTGCAGTTCAACAGCTTATAAAGTGAGGTGAAAAAGTTGGCAAAAGTGGATAAAAAATTCGATTACTTGGGACTGATTGACAGAGCTGTTTATAATCATCTTGATAAGGCAACGAATGTTAGAAACAATGTTGTTTATATGCTTGACCGTTCTAACGTAATGTTCAAGTATCACAATCTTCCTGATTCAATTCCTGCAAGTGAGATTGAAAAGATTCTTCAAACAAGTGGGTTTGCAGTTGTTGGTAAAATCAACGGTGAACTTTATGCCCTAAATGCTGGGCTTGGGGGTGAAACCGATGTTTATAGCCGTCCTACTCAGGCTGTTGTTTCCGTTCCTTATCTCAATTATAATGCTACTTGGGAAATTGGAAAAGACTGCATTGTTATTAAGAATGATACTGCCGCTCTTGGTCTAGTTCCTATGTTTGCTAAATACTGCACACTGATGAACGAAACAGAAATTAGTATGCGGTTAGCTACTATCAATGAACGCATTGCGTTTCTAATGTCTGCAAGTGACGATAACACTATTGATAGCGCAAAGAAATTTCTTGTAGATATTGAAGCAGGAAAACAAGGTGTTATTTCAGATTCTAAGGTGTTTGAGAGCTTCAAAGCAAACCCCCTCAGTAAAGGGAATAACTCTGGTATTACAGATTTGATTGAACTAGAGCAATACTTAAAGGGTTCTATGTTTAATGAAATAGGTCTAAACGCAAACTATAATATGAAGCGTGAGAGACTATCAGAGAGCGAGGTGGAAATGAATGGAGATAATCTTTACCCTCTGGTCGATGATATGTTATCTAACCGTAGGTCTGCAATCGAACGTATTAACGCTATGTTTGAAACTGATATTCAAGTAGAGTTTAATAGTTCTTGGGACTATCGTATTTATCAGGGTGAAAGTATTCACAATACTGGTGAGGAAATTTCTACTGAGGAAATTAACACCGAAACAGAAGAAGCACCTGAAACAGTTGAAGATACTTCAACTGAGGAAGTAGCAGAACAGGCAGTAGAAGCAGAACCCGAACAAGAAAAGGGTGAAGAAGATGAGCCTGCAAACAGTTAAACAGGAATTAAGAAGTTTAAGTATAATCTTTTCTAAAACTGCTGAATATACAAACACAGTTAATTCCACAATCAATAATGCAAATATGGCTAACGCCATAGATATTATAGAACCCTCTAAAAGATTACTTCAATTCCTATATAATAATTCCCGCTATGTTGAAACTGCTGGCAGTGATTTTAGAAAGGAATTAGAAATAATCTTAGCTGACTATACAAATGACATGGCAGACTGGGCAAACCTTGCGCTGGTTATAGCGAATAAATTAACAAATGTGGTTGATATGGCTCAAAGTATGTACGTCATTTATGTAGCTAGTGAATCTCTTGGCGTATCTGGCTATCCCAATGATTATTCACAAATAAAACAGGTGTGTGCAGATTTAACGAAATTTAGTTCTGATTCCGCTAAGTTAGCTAAACAGGCTACATATTGGGATGATACCTTAATTGAAAGGAGATAATAAAATGCTTGTTGCAGATTCCAATATTAAAATTTTTGCTACTCTGCAAACTATCGCACCTGAGCTAAAAATCTTTGGTGTAGCAAGTGGCGAGGAACTTGATACCCTTTACTTAGATAGCTATTCACTTCGCACTGTTGCAGGAAAGTATTCTGACCCCGATAAAGATTACTCTGAACGCATTGCAAAGTTAATCAAAACTAAGTACAGTATTAAGTGGGATTCTCTGGTAGACTATTACAAGGCTAGTGTACTAGCTCTTTCAAAGGCTGGAAACAGCATTACAGAAAATACCAAAACTACCACAGATGGTACAAATAATATGACTGATACGGGCAATGTTTCACCCTATAATAATGATGATTTTGCACCCGATAATCAGTCTGTTTCTGAGGGCAAAAATCACAGCGAAATTGTAAAGGAAAGACAGTATCTAAATACTCGTGTTTCTGACATGAATTTTGGTGCAAAATATTCCTACTTGCAATTTACAGATGTATGTGATACAATATTCATGGACACGAATAATATTTATACCGTGTCTGTACATTCTATTAACGATGATTGAGAGGTAAAGAAAATATGACCGTAGTTCAGATTAAAGACCTGATGAACAGTGTCACTACTGAGATTCTTGGTAAAGGTGATATTGTTGCAGAAGATTTGTCCAATGTTGTAGACATTGGTAAAGAGATTTTTGACAACACCGATGTTGACAACTATGTTAAGAGCCTTGTAAACCATATTGGCAAGGTAATTTTTGTAAACCGTCCTTATACTGGTAACATCCCCTCTATGCTGATGGATTCTTGGGAGTTCGGTTCTGTTCTGGAAAAGATTCAGGCTGATATTCCTGATGCAACCGAAAACAGCACTTGGGATTTACAGGATGGCAAGTCCTATGACCCAAATGTATTCTACAAGCCCAAAGTTTCCGCTAAGTTCTTCAATAGCAAGGTTACTTTTGAAGTTCCTATGAGCTTTACTGAGAGACAGGTTAAGGAGTCCTTTAGCTCTGCCGCACAGCTCAACGGTTTTGTCTCCATGATTTATAATGCCGTTGACAAGAGTATGACAATCAAGATTGATTCTCTGGTTATGCGTACCATGAACAACATGATTGCTCAGACCCTACACGCTGAGTTCCCTACCGTCACTGATGGTGATTATAAGGCATCTACTGGCAATAAGGCTGTCAACCTACTCAAGCTGTACAATGATAAGTACACTAAGACCCTTACTCCTGAGACTGCAATCACTGACCCTGATTTCATCCGCTTTGCATCTTATATCATGGGTCTGTATGCTGACCGTCTGGGCAAGCTGTCCACCCTGTTCAATGTTGGCAAGAAAGAGCGTTTCACCCCTGCTGATATGCTCCATGTAGTTATGCTGTCTGACTTTGAAAAGGCTGCTTCTACTTACCTTTACAGTGATACTTGGCACAATGAAAACGTCAAACTTCCTGCTGCTGAGACTGTTCCTTATTGGCAGGGTTCCGGCGATGATTATTCCTTTGCTAAGACCTCTGACATTCATGTGAATATCTCTAACGGTTCTGGTGCTACTGTTGAAGTTGTCGCTTCTGGTATCCTTGCTGTCATGTATGACCGTGATGCAATGGGCGTTTGCAATAGTGACCGCCGTGTTACCACTCAGTACAATGCAAAGGCTGAGTTCTTCAACAACTTCTATAAGTACGATGCAAGTTACTTTAATGACCTGAATGAAAACTTCGTGGTTTTCTTCGTGGCTTAAAGTTTCAATTATAAACATTGTAGGCATAGTTGTAATGTTTCCTTCCTAAATAAAGGGGATGGGGTTAATCCCTATCCCCTTATTTTTATATAGAGGTGAAAAGATGAAAGTAATTTTATATTCTACATCTTCCCCTAATAATGCTATTGGAAAGGTTTTGACAAACGAAACACCTTTTGAATGCAAACTAAAGGGAAGAACAAACATCTTAACTCCTGCAATTCTTTTGCAAGTTAAGACCCCGATTAACTTTAATTATGCTAAAATCCCTGACTGGAATAGATTCTATTTCATCGTAGATATTCAATATAACCCTAATGGGCTGGTTGAAATTACCCTAAAGTGTGACGTTCTGGAAAGCTGGAAAGATGATATTCTAAACAGCACTTGTGAAGTCACTAGAAAAGTTAATTCTAATCCTTACTATAACTCTGATTATGAAAGTGAAGTTAAGAAAGAGATTGATAAATACAATTCTTCTGTTACTCTTGACTTGGATATTAAGAACAGAGTTCTAGTAACAGTTGGAGGTGTTTAATATATGGCTACTGAGCCTTACGCATATCAGTTATATATTGACAAGAATATTGCTGACCTTGCCCAAAGTGTCGCTATTCTTCGTGCCGCTTCTGGTAGTGGTGCAGTAACAAAATATGTAGATGATGGCGAAAAAGTATTTTCAAATGGTGTAGTTGCTACACGCTGGTATGAACCAGCAAACAAATATGCCTTTATAGATACTTCTAAATCCGTAGAGGGTATTGGCTGGGATATTTACGGAGCAGAGGTTAATAATTTACTCAAGGCAAACAAACTAAAGTTTTACGCTGTCAAAGATACTACTGATTTAGCAAATTCTGAACTTTATGAATATAAAGATACTAGCAGTAAGCATACAGATGGCTTATATGCCGTGCCTAGTGGAGGTAATATTAGAGTGCTAACCTATCAGGCTAATACTCCACAAGATGTTATTGATGCTTGGAATATTCCTGCCGCTGGTAAGTGCTTACAACAGCCTACTTTCAAATGCCGTACAGGTAGTTGCATATTAGTTGCTAAAGCACAAGATGAACCGCCTGCTGTTGTTAAATACACCGTTACAGCTAAATTAACTGGTGTAAATGCTGACCCTGCTAACCCTACTGAGGTTGAGGAAAACACAGAATTCACCCTAAAGTATACAGCTAAAAGCGGATATAAAATTGATACTGCAACTTGCAATATTGGTACAGCAACTATTGCACAAGATAAGTTAAGTGTTACTATCACAGGTACAGCAACAGAAAATATTACTGTAAATGTTTCTGCTACACAATATGTAACTGTAACTCTTAACCTGACAAATATTAAGCGTACTAAGGGCAATGATTCCTATGAATACGGTACACTTATCAACATGGAATTTGCCGCCGATGATGGATATACTATTGATACCTTATCTGGTAACTATGGCTCTGTATCTATCAATCCCGGTAGAAAAACAGCAACCCTAACGGCAACTGCTCTAAAAGATTTAGTTGTCACTGGTACAGGTAAATATGAGCCTAAAACCTACAAAGCAACTTATAATCTTGATGAACACATTAAGGGAGACCCTAATAACCCGACAACCATTATTGAGGGACAGGATTATACATTCAAATTCACTTGTGATGAAGGCTGGATGTTTGGTAGTTATAAGGTTAGCCAAACCCTGAGAGTTACAACAGTTCAAAATGAGGAACACACAGAAGCAACTACCACTTATAAAAACGCCTATGCTGGTATCACTTTTGATATTACCCAATTCCCCCGTGTTACTCCTAAAGTTCTTATCACTGGCACACTTAAAAATTGTACCTGTAACTATGCCAACAATGAAGTGATTGTAGAAAATAAGGATATTGTGATAACTGCTAATACTGGCTATGAGTTCAAGAATCAGTATACCTATCTTGACTATAACATTGAGAACACAATGGTTAAGTCCGATGATAGAACAAAACTGACAATTCCTTATTCTTCTATTTCTCAGTTGGGCAATATCGAACTGAATGATAACTATGTTGCAACTATTCCTGTTGAAACTATTGGCGGTTTCTGTAACCTTTACAAAGTTACTGAAAAGGAACTAACCCAACTGTCAAAAGCACGTTTTGACAAGGATGTTTCTGCTGGAACTATTATTGACTATGGTTCAGCTATCACACAGCTTTATATTCTTCCCCTTGCAATCCCTGCTGAGTTAATTGGTGATAAGTCTAATATTATTCTGGGCAGTCTTGATAGTAAGGTTGAAAGCACTTTGCTTAATAACTATATCTATGAAATTGATATGGGTTCAATCACTGTCCCTGAAAAATATACCAATGTGTATGACTACATCAATACAACTGTAACTCTGAGAGTTCCTTTCTTCTCTGCAATCACTCTTGATGTTGAGAACGTAATAGGACACACAATCAGTATAAAATACACAGTTGACCTTTATAGTGGTAACGTCACTATGAATGTAACTTCTGATTTCACTGGTTCAATCATTTACAGTTCTACTCAAAACATTGTTACACAAATTCCTTTCGTGCAAAAGCAAAACAACGGCATTGTAAACCAACTGTCTAACGTGTACAAATATCTGATTGCAACGCCTGTTATTGAAGTCGTGCGTAACATCCCTTATGATGATACCGCAGAATTTGGTAAAGGCTCTGTATGGTCTGGCGTACTGGGTGAGATTGAGGGCTATTGTGAAGTAAACAAGATTCAACTCAATACCTCTGCAACCAATGAGGAAAAAGAGGATATTGTAGACCTACTGAAAGAAGGTGTATTTATTGACAGTAAAACAAACTGAGTTCTGCAACAGTATTGCACAGGCTCTAAGAAAGTATGCCCCAAATTATAACATTTACTGCTATTCTGCAATCATTGCACAGGCAATTATAGAAAGTAACTGGGGCAAGAGTACACTTTCTGCTAAGTATCATAATTACTTTGGTATCAAATGTGGTTCAAACTGGGACGGTAAGAGCGTCAATATGACTACCAAAGAAGAATATACAAGAGGTTCAATAACCACCATTAAAGACAATTTCAGAGTTTATGACAGTCTTGAAGATGGTGTTAAAGGCTATCTGCTATTCATCAATACTAAGAGATATGCCAACCTCAAAAATGTATATGATTATAAGACATATATTGAAAATATCAAAGCTGATGGTTATGCTACATCTTCTAAGTATGTTTCTACCCTAGTCAAAACAGTTGAAAAGTATAACCTAACTCAGTATGACCCTATGAACGATGATTATAAACTAGCACTTGAAGTTATTGCTGGTAAGTACGGTAATGGTGCTACACGCAAAATGAAACTAGGTTCTAAGTTCTATCGGGTTCAAAAATTGGTGAATGAAATTCTTGCATCTAAGCATTGAAATTTGTTCACTTGACATAATACCGGATTCGTGCTAATTTAATGGTGCGTTAACGGTGCATGAACGGTGCGTGAATGTTTTTCATGTGCCGTTCTTTTATATTTCATGTGTTCATAGATTGTTCATAGTCATACTTTTGGTTAGTTAGCTTAAACTAACTTTAACACTTTAGCAGGGTAAAGCATCAGGGGGGGGG